TATAATAACAATTAAGTCAAGCACAAAGATATCACTGCAATATCAATGGGTTACGACTTGTCATGCATACTCCAGCCAGATATCGGTGGCACACCATTGTCTTCCATCTCTCTTTTCAGCAGTTTCCGCATGAGTTGCGATACAGACATATCACGAGAGTGAGCGTATGCATCTATCTTCTCTTTGAATCTCACCGGCACACGACATGCAATGAACGTCAGCTTGACCTTATTCAGTTCATCATCGCCTTCCATCACGTACCCCCATCTTATTTCTCATTGGTTTATCATCATATAAATATATATCTTTTAAACGACTTTAATCGATATCTTCTCCTGCAAGCCATTGGGCTGCATTATATCCTGCTATTACATCTATAGCTTCACCAATCCATGTATCACGTTTCTCTATAAAGATTTGTGGTGATTCATTCTCTACTGCTATAATAATCACTAGATTTGGTATTGGGATATTGGTTCTCTCTTCGAACATTACCGCATAGCATGCTGTTTGGAGGAAATAGTCTTCAATCCATTCTTTTTTCTTTAGTCGAGTGGAGGTCTTGAAATCAATGATACTAGGTCTGGCATCAAAATCAGCGATACAGTCACAGCGACCAGCGAGACCAAGATGATTAGAATACAGAGCCGATTCGATCCCATATATATTATCTACCCTCTCATTCAGTATAGGTTGGATGGAACTAAACATATCCTGAGTCAGTATATCAGTATTGTCTAGGTAGTCAGGCTTGTTATTTAAATAGTTCTCACAGACTGCATGTACCTTTGTACCTCTGTTGGCAGCATACTTAGATATCCTATTGGCTTCTTCCTCGCCTACTCTAAGTCTCCACTGCTTTAGAGAGTCTTTCTTCTGCCAGCCTAATACTGTTGTTACTGATGGCATCTTACTGCCATCAGGTAACACATAATATCGTCCACTCGGAGTGTCTGTACTCTCTAGCTTGAATGTATCCTCAATTAGCTGGTGCTTGAATGGCTTTATCTGTCTCATATATCTCGCGCTTTATAATGTAATCCTTTACGGTCTCACTCCGTACAATGTCTGCTATGTTAAACTCAATTATACCAAAGCTATGCATAGAGGATAGGATCTGTACGAACTTATAGAATCCTGTCTTCTCTTTCCTTAAATCATTCTGCCTGCAGTCACCACAGAACAGTATCTTGCAGTTATCACCAACACGTGTAATGACGGAATGAAGCTCTTCATCCACCATATTCTGAAACTCATCGACGATAACAATACAATCCTTTAACGTTATCCCTCTTACAAAGGAGCTAGTCATAAACTCTACTATACCTTTAGATTTAAGTAAAGTATAAGCATCGCTCCTACCCAATAACTCTGATAAGATAGAGTTATATGGTGCCTCATAGACTGCTGACTTCTCCTTGCTGTTACCAGGTAGAAAGCCCATGTCTCTGGTGGGAACTACTGATCTTATTATAATGATTTTCTTATATTTCGAATATCCGGATAGAACCTCAGACAGTGCCAGGTATAGAGAGACAAATGTCTTTCCAGTGCCAGCTGTGCCATATAACAATAGATTCTTATTCTGACGGTATAGTCGATAGGTGTTCTTCTGATTCTCAGTTATAGGAATGATATTGGCTAGTGCTAATTTGTTTCTTTCTTCGTAGGACTTGTTATACTGGGTTGCGCGACGTTCTCTCCTAGAAAGCTTCTTAGCCATTTAAATGTCCTGTGCGTTGTGTTGTTATATCACCGACACATTATCACTTTGTATTGATTGTTGATCTCCCTAACTTATAGCCACCACTATGCTTCTTCTTGATATTCTTTAAAATATCATTGAATCCGTCATCGATCTTGCGACCATTGATACCTCCACCACTGTGTAGGTTCAAAGCAGTTGGAACTTGTGTATAGTCTGGGTTCTTGGTGAAGACTTCATGCTCAGCCATCGACATCTCAATGTCACTGGTCTCTTTAGTCTTATTATTATAAAAGGTGTATATTGGCATGTTACTCCTTCACAGATTACTTATTACTTTGTACGCTCTTAAGATACTCAATGACGGTTTCAGCAGAACTATCACCATATGGATCATCAGGACATTCATCCATCATTCCAGGCTCAATAAACATCTTCTCAATCTGTTTATCATTGACAACCATAGCATAACGCCATGAACGCTTACCAAAGCCTAGATTGTCCTTAGACACAAGCATACCCATGGCTTCAGTAAACTTACCGCTGCCATCAGGAATCATCTTTACCTTCTTAGGACCAGGTCTCTGATTAACCCAATGATGCATAACAAAAGCATCATTAACTGATAGGCAGTATACTTCATCAACACCTAGATAACGAATGAACTCATAGTGAGTTTCGAATCCGGGAAGCTGCTTTGAGGTGCATGTTGGAGTAAATGCTCCAGGCAATGCGAATACAACTACACGCTTACCATCAAAAATATCATTAGTGGTAAGATCCTCCCAAACAAATGGACTTGGACCCTGAGCGCTCTCATCACGAACACGAGTCTTGAATGTAATATCGGGAACACTTGTTCCTGGTAGAATATCAGTCATAGTAACTCCTAGTCTGCGTTTCTGGTTAGATAGTTGATGCGAACCTTCTCTGGATTAAAGAATAGGTTTGTAGCTTCAACTACATCATCATTACTGAATGGCTTGCATGAGAACACATCGATATATGCATTGCCATTCTTGTCAACGACATGCCCACAGATGTTACTGGTCTCAATCATCTGACAGAAACTAAATCCTGCCTTATCGCTATCATGAGTAGCGAAGTGTGCTATCATAGGTTCACCATATGCTACCATATCAATCTTCTCAACAAGATACTTGATAAAGTTCTTAATATTCTGTTCGCTTGCAATAGAATCCTTATCGCACTTGCTGCAGTCCAGCATCAAGTGATAGCCCCAGTATGTCATCTCGTGTTTCCTTTGTTAGAATTCTTGATCTTCATCAGTGAGACTGATAAGCTCATCGATGTTTTTGCTCTTTAGTACGTTGGCTAGTCGCTTTTCTTTCTTACGATTACGATATTCTGCGGCATCATAACCGATTTCTTCTTCGTCATCATCTTTATATTTATTAGTCTTATTAGTCTTACCCATTTTCTTCTACTAGTCCTGGAAATGTTTCTGTTACAAGCTTCTTGGTGATACCCTTGTAAGGCATCTTCTTGTCCTTAACCGCGAGGAGAAGCTTTGCGTCCTCAGGATCAAGAGATTCTAGCATATTTACAAAAAGTATTTCACGCTTGTTCTTAGTGACAGCTGGATTGCCTTCACCAATGAATAGATACATCTTACGAAGACTACCATATAGCATAGCCTGTTGGTCGCCAAACTGGCAGGGCTTAAATGGTGGACTGCCTTCAGGTAGATTGAACTTAATGGTAGGACAGAATGCATATTTCAGAATAGTAATCACACCCTGATTCTTAATCTGGCTGGCAAGCATATCCTTACGCTTCTTAGCATCCTTCTCATCAGAGATCTTTTGAAAGATTTCAGCTACACCTAGTTGCATTGTATAATCTCCTTAGAATTCATTGATGTGTTCCATCAAGTTCTTTAATTTATATTGAATAAAATAGTTAAACAGCTTGCTACGATCTTTGTTCTGTGTATTGTATTGATCTAGTGTCTGTGTCTTAATCTCATCAGGCACGAACTCAAGATCAATAAGCCTCTGGTTGCGTTTATAGTTGCGCAGCGTAGCTTCATTACAGAACTGATCAGGCTCCTGTAGGATCCAAACAGCAAGCTTCTTAGAGGTTACAGGTGACTGACGGATACCCATAACAAACACATTGTCCTCGGACAAGAAGTTAGGCACACCATCACTAGAGTCACCCTTAAGGATATGTTCCTTCAGGAATAGATCAGGATTGGTGCAGCTGATATACTTCTTAAGCACAGGACTGTACTGTGTAACATTAGGATACTTCTGTAGCTGACCGAAGTCTTTATCACCAGATAGAATCAGAAGCTTACCAAGATGATTGTATTCCTTGACTAATACTGCGATGATGTCATCAGCTTCAGCATGATCAACCTGAATAACATTTTAAGGGAAATAGTCCTTGAGTTCCTGACGAATGTTATTCAGTGACTCAAACAGTGTGTTCCAGTCAAGCTCA